TCGGATCAACCGTCATTAACATGTCAAGAGAGTTAAACAAGTCGCGGCCGAGAATAGCGTTTAGTCGACCTGCTGCATTTGCCGCGCCTTCGAAAGTATCGAATTGCCCAGTGACGGCCATCAGCTGGTTCATAGAAAGACCAGTATTCTTTGCTGCAATCTGAAGTCTTTTAAATGTGTCGACCATTTTGCCTCCATAAACGGACAAGTCCATACTCATTTCTGAAAAGTCTCTTTGGACTATCGCTGGTGGCACATTTAATGCTCGGGCAAAACTATCTAGGCCGCGGACCGTTTGGGCCATAGTGGATCCGGATTGGCCCAACACCTTGTTTAGCATTTGCATGCCTTGTGCTGCGTCTTGTGCCGAAGTGCCGCCTTGCATTAGTAAGGTGACGGTTTCCGCCATTGTGGATTGGGCCTGCGCACTCATTCTACTGAATTCGCTGACGCTAGTATATAAAGTGGAGAATGCTTCGCCCGTTTGTTTGGCGGTTACGCCGGCTCGTAGATTAGCAAAGGTGACGGACTCCATGGAAGTCTTGAAAGACCTCAACTCCGCGGTACTTGCACCGATTCTCTGGGCGAATTCTGATTGCGCCTCGTTTAGTCCAACTGCAATGTCCCAACCCTTTTTAAGAAGAACAATGAACCCTTGTTCTATAAAATTCGCAAAGGTGTTTGCTGCGGCACTTGCGGCGCCAAGAGCATTTTTCATCGTAAACAACTTTTCGTTGCCCGAGCCTATTTTGGACGCCATGGCTCCTAGTTGAAATATAAAGTTTTGAGTTGCGTCTGCATTAACCCCTAATGCTCCGGTGAGATTGTTCCAGCCGGCGACTGCAGCTCTGTTAACTGTGTTCTGCGCTTCAAGTTTATCGGTATACTCATCGAGTTGTTCAGTTGCTGCGCTGAGGCGGGAGGTTAGCCCTTCCATCGCGTCTTTGTTGCCTTGGTTCGCCGCTATTTGCTGTTGGATGACCGCGATCTGGTCAGTCTGACCTTTAATCAAGGCGCGCATGGCTCTGGCCTGATAATCGGTCGCCTGAGAACTTCCCTTCAATGCTGATGCCATCTGTGACATAGCTACTGCCGCGGATTGTGCATCTATCTCTACCGCCTTAAGTACCTCATCGAGTTCTTGTGCGGTTTTTACATCTTTAGCTGTTGGTTTCTCTGCCACCTATGGTTCTCCTATTCGAAAGGCCAATCCAGGCCGGTTAATCTCTCAAATTTGCTGATTGAAGTTTTTAATACAGCTCGATCTTTATAAGTTCGCGGATCGTCTAAGCCATAGGCGCGCCAAGTATCCATGTACCTCTTCTCATTAGCGAGGGTGTTGGCAAAAGATTTAATCTGCGATGGGTTACCTTTGATTTGCACGGGGACGGTACCGGAACCTCCGAACATGTGTCCTAATATCTTTTCAATCGCCCAGCCGAACATTCGTAAGAAACCGCCTTCACTGATCTGGCCGGTGTTGGCTGCGTTTAAATCGATTATAACATTAGCAATTTTGTCTTCGCTAAGGGTTTTTTCTGTCTTGTTCATTTCATGGGCTCCCGAAATAATTAGTTGTAGATAAAAGAAAAGCTGGAAAAGTTTCCTTCTCCAGCTTGAACTTGTGCGTAGCTTAACTTCGCCCTGTTTTCCCTTCTTGTTGCGCTTGTCTTATTTGTTCGTTCTCGTCTTCGAACTGTTTGGCTAGTCTTTCGACAAACCATCGACGAAGTGCAATTGGTAGATTGTAAGCTTCAAAGAAGCTCCACCCGCCATGATGCTTCAATAAGAAGAACTCTTCGTATACTGTGGCCATGTACTCATCGGTTAGGCCAAAAAAAGTCCGCCGTAAACGGAACCTCCAATCGGGATTCTGTCCCACACTCGGCGCAGTTATACGGTAAAGTCATGTCGACATTGGGAACTACTCGGTTATAGGCAACTCTTAAATATTGAGCGTCTAATGTTGGCATGTTATCAATGAATTGGTTAAGTTGTGTGCGATCTGTATGGCCGTCTATAGAGACAACAAATTGTTTCATTTGCGTTGTCACAGGAGTTTCTGCTAGCTGGTTCTTTCGACGATTTTCGATCAGTTTGAGAACACTCTTCTCATCAGACCCGGTCAGGAGCCTAACTTCGGCGGTGAGGCCACTCTTTGGAAGCTTGATTAGGAATGTATTGTTATCCGTGGGGCCCTCGACATTCATTTCTGCCCAGCTATCTCCATGGTTGAGCCCTACTTCCATCAAATTAAAGCTATTTGTACCGGAGGTAGCACAGGCCGGGCAAAGAACTCTAGTGTCATAAGTTGGACCATAAGCATGAATACGCGTTTGTACTAAAATTGCATTTTTGTCTCCGATCAAGAGGCTATCAATGTCGACCGTTTTGTCCACCAAAATACTTTCGATCAGACGGTCGATGGCTAGCCCCTTCTTCAGTAAGGATCTAGAGGTGAGAATATCCTCGTCTTTCGCTGTCATGTGCCGCATTTCTATAACTTCTTTATCCTGAAAGGGGTGAGCCTCTGGATAATACGCTCCGCGGCTTGGCAATTCCACGAACTCTGTGGGTACCACATAGGCCAAACCCCCTTCCCCGGGAGCGTGTGCACTAACAGGAGCGGCGGCGGCGGTGGAGCCCAACCGATCCTTATTCTTTCTCGACATATATACCTCGTTGTCTTTGTTGTCTTAATACTATAATATAATAATCGTTATATAGTGTTAAGTTATTTTATGTTTAATATGTTATTGTAGCGTAGCTACAGGGTGGGCTGCTCTATACGAGAGCGTTAGGCGCCACCTTTTGTCCAAAGATGCTGGTTCTTGACGGCGAGGTTAGGTTCATCCGTATCACCCTTAAGCCCGCTTGCGGATCCGTGGCGCTGGTAAGTTGCATAATCATATCTGATACTCGTATCTACAGTTAGCATTTCTTCGCTGCCGTAGTCTAGGCCGGCAAGACGAACACTCTTAAAGAAGGCATTATGTAAGACCCATTTTTCTATCATTTCGCCTTCCGCATTTACTAGGGTGATATAAACATCACCTAAAGCATCAATCATACTTTGCTTCCCAAGAGTCACTAAATTCGCTGCGGTGCCATCTGCAGCAGTTGGAATCTTATACCCGGCATCATAAAGCATACCGAGAAAAATATCGGCGGCGCCGTCTTGACCGACAACATCCACGAATGAAACTGAAACCTCTGACCACTCAACTCGGCCTGGGTAATAAAACTTGTGATTAATATAAGTATGTTCGGTTTCGGACACTGAGATAGAAGGTCTATCGACCCGCTTGCAAGCATATTGTAGAGCACCATTGCTGCTCGCCCAGCCACCAACATTCTTTCCGATCCCGGTGGCGCCGAGATTTCCAAAGGATATGTACCATCGATATGCGCGTTTCGGCTCTTGTACTGGTGCCGAGTTTTTCCAGAATGTTGCTCCTGCCATTATAAGGTTTCTCCTGTTCCTAATATTATATAGTGTTTAAATAAGTTTCTCATTTTTAATCTTCGAAAGAGGCTCCGCTTTTTGTGATAATAAAGTCGATTGCGATAAACTCAATCGCTCTTGCAGGCTTGAGATAAATTTGGGCATACATGATGTTTCTGTCAATCAGATCATCCGTTGTCGTAGTTTCATCAAGCTTGACCAAGAAGTCCGTTAAGCCGAATCTCGTTTGTACATCCGCGAGGAAGGTGTCACATCGACTCTTGAACGAGTCCCATGTAGTTTGTACATTTTGACCAAAGAGCGTGGTGCTAGCAATGATCGAAATCTCTTTCTTGACATAAAGCATGAGTCGTCGCACATTAATGCGATCAAGCGCAGACGGCGTTAGTTGCAAGGTTTTCTGTCCGAAGACCACAAGGCCTTCCGAGGGAAACTTCGCAATTGGGTTGACGCTTTGTTCATAAAGCTTATCTCTGTCTAGAGAGGTTAATCTCTCTTTAACATTCAAGATCTTAAGACCTGCAGCACCTGCTTCCATGCCTTGGCTGGTTAACCCGCCTCGGACAAATCCTGCTGGGGCAAACCAAACTTCAGATTTTGCTTGCGAGCCACCCATGACTCCAACTCCGACTACCGAAGGCGGCATCCAAATTCTGTCGCCGGTTCTGTTGTCGCGGACCTGAACCCATGGGTAATAGGCGCAACCGTAGCTGCTGTCAAGTTCTCTTGATTTCATGTTGCTGGCAATTGCGTTTACCGTGCCTCGTCTGCTTGTTTCGGCCGCGTTTGATTCTGTCCAGGGCTGAAAGCCTCCATCGACATCAATAACTGCCAAAGCGTCAGCCCTGGTTTCACAAACCTCTACCATTTTTTTCGTTAGATTGTTCTCCGTCAGGCCGGGCATAGACATTATGTTAAACTCGACATATTCAGGATCGGCTAATGTATCGATTGCGCGGTACACGGTGTTATAACCATAGTTTGCTGTTCTGTCTGCTGAGGCGTCGTCCAAGTAAGTGTTCCGGAAAGGTTCTCTCTCTTGAATATCCATACCATCAAATCCTCCGTGGAAGAATGTGGTAAACGAGTTGTAGCCAAGATCCGGATCGAGCAATCCTGTGTTACTGGAGTTGAACGCTCCGGATGCAGCAGTCCAGCTGCGTCCTTTTGAGCTAAGATCGGGTCGGGCTGTTGCTGGCGCATCGCCATCTACATAGGCCGCTTTCTGGCGTGAGCCGGAGACATAATGGGCTTTGGCGCTTTCTGTGTTGTTTTCAGCGTCATAAGACAATTGAACATCGTCCAGCGTAAAGATCCAAGAATATTCCATATCATTATCGTATGGCGCGGATTCGAGCGCCGCATAGTATGCCGGAAGTCGACGAAGCGGTTCTAGTACACTGGGATCAAAAATGCCCGATGGGGTATCATAGTCGTTTGTGCGCTTGGACCACTCTGCACCCAGTTGT